AGCAGTACCGAAAGGCATTGAGAATGTTCCCTCAACTGTTAATCTACCGAGGATAGCACTAGATGCTTCATCGTCATTATAATAATTGAACATACAATTATTAGTAAATGTCATATTAACAGACGGTGTATTAACAACTCTCCAAGTAGCCGGTGTAACCTTAACACCTGGTGTTGCGACTTCATCTACAAAGTCTGGATCACTTGACTTGTTAATAGCATTTGTTCTTTTTAGTATTTGAGCGGTAGACCCAACAGTAGTACCGTAGACTCCATCATTAAGAAGTGAGCCTTCGACAATAGAAACTGTGTCTGCTGCAAATCCATTACCTGTACTAAATTCAGAACCTGATCCAGCAAAAGTAATTGAACCATTAGTTTCTCCAGTATCATCGAATGTTGCAGTACCTGTTGCAGTTGCAGTCCTATCAATATCTAAGACTGCAAATGTTGAGTCTTGGAATTTTAATGGGATGATGTTAGCAAATGAGTCTGCTGCTTCATTAGCAACGCCTGACATATCTGTTTGGCTCCATTTAGCTCCGTATACTGTAGGTTCTATAGTCAATAGCCCACCAGTTTCTGCTGAAACGGTTAGCGTGTGACAAATACCACCTTGAACACGAAGGTCAATAGCAGCTGCGTCCCCGTCCGGTTGTAAATGCCTTACAAATTGTGCAAAGTATTTTGTATCAGCTGATACGTATCTTGCGCATTTGTAAACCAATTGTCCGGCAGCTAGAGCAATTACGCCTTTACCAGTGCCTGTATTAGTAACTTTTGTAAATCCATATTGAAATAATAATTGTGCAAAAAGAGATGTGTTATAAGCGTCCCCGTTTTGAGGAAGGTTAAATTGAACAGCCTCTCCAGTTTGAACAATATTATACTCAGACTTACGTCTTGTAGCAATCCCAGTAGCTTGCTCTGTTTCGAGGTTACCACTAGGCGCTTTGTAATTAGGGTGATCGTTTAATGGCATTGAAAATTTACCAGCAACAGTTCCTGTACCTTGGATACCAATTTCTGTTCCAGCATAAGAAGGTATTACCTTCAACATGTGGGCAGCCAAAGTGGTTCCAGTAGCGGTTTTATCAAACTGTACTGTGTAAACGTCTTGCCATACTGTACGAGTAGCCATATTGTTTACTCCTTTGAGTTTATATTATTATTGGTCTTCATTGGATCCTTATAATAATAGGTTATTTTTTCTTCTTTTTACTTTTTGGCTTTGGCTGATCTTCTTCGATCACCGTACCTTGTTCAAATTCTGGTTCCGGTTCTGGTTCCGGTTCTGGTGCTTTTTCTTCAACCTTTCGGTAAGGTCCTGAAAAGACCTTTAAAGCTTCAACATCAATTTCACCTTCTCCATTTGCCATTACTTCTACAACTTGTGCTGTTAGTTCTGGATCGGATCCGGGTATTATGCTGATTCCCATATCTTGTATTTTAATTCTAGCCATAATTTACTCCTATTAGCTTGTGGGTAATGATTCATAACTTGATGTATTAAACACAACCTGTGTTCCAAACAACAAATCACCACCTCCGGTTATTTGTCCATAATTGGTGCCTACGTAATCAACTTTATAGCAAGCCCCATTAAAATCGGGGTAAGACATAATGATTTGTCTGCATCTATTAGCTAGGTCTACATTGCGATCTAGCGACTTTTGCCTAGACTTAACCTTTGTTATAACGTTAATTCCTATAGCCCTGTCTACTGAATCTTGTCCAGCAAACTGGTGACTTCTTGCTTCCTGTTCTAATGAAACAAATACAACTGGGTAAACCGGCTGGGGAGGCAAGGTAAAGCTTTTAAGACTTCTTACATCACTTAATATGTTAGAAGCTAATCTTGCAGTTTTTATCATTCCTGCTGCATGATCTACTAAAGTTTTTGTATCAGTTTCAATTACTGAATCATTTCGATAAGTAGTCTCAAGAGTATCTTCAGTAAAAATAGGGTCAAAACTGTGACATTCAAATTCTAATGATGCAACATGTATAAACCCATTTCTAAAGGGTGTTGCCTTATTTGAGGATTCAACTGATACTATTTCTAAATCCATCAAAGTATTAACCGATTTAGTTTCCCTATCGGGTACTAAATAATCATCTGAATTAACTTTGAATATATCTTTGACCTGTTCGGTCATTCCCATTGATTGCCTCATTGAAGCTTTACTAGTATTCTTTTTAGCAACCAATTCAATTCTTATTGTACGCATCATGTGCATCTTATCTCCACGGTAACCTTGTAAAACCTCGTTTACAGGAGTAACAGTTATAAAAGGGAAGACTGCAGGATTAACTAAAGGTTCAGTAGACACTTTCCTTACACTCGGTAATTTACCGTTTGTTTTAACCTCATCTTTGATGTGTTGAGCTACATCTGCAACAAGGTCTGCCATATTAGTAGACTGGGCTATTGCCATTGTTTTCGTTTCCTACGTCTGGTATTTTAAATAATACCGTTACTATGTGTGTTTACCTAGCTTCTAATAACCGGTACGAGGATTGTAATCCTTGTCCGCGTAATTAGTTGCGTCAACACCGTATTCATCGATTTCATAATCGAGTTGTATGGGATCAATGTCCCTCGAGGTTAGGCCTTTTTCAAGAAAGGCGGTTCCGCGTTGTAATGCTCTTATTTGTTGTATATACTGGTCAAAGTATTTTTCTGCTGTTGCTGATGCATCAGGAACTTCTTCAGTATATATCGTATTTAAAATTTCGTGTGCTGCTAATAAAGAGCTTAAATGGACTAATGCAATTTCATGTGCATAAACCTTAATATAATGAATATCTCCATTAAAGAAGGTGCCATTAAAGATCCCAGAAGGTATTGTTAATTTACCGTCTGTAGTAGTAAAAGAGCTTCCTGTAGCTCCTGTACCATTAGGGCCTGTTAAATCACTTGTAACTGTATAAGCAGTAGCACTAGTGAATTTAAGTTGATAAACTTGAGTTGTTGTCAATGTTGAGGCAACAGTCAAGGTAGCGCTTCCAGCAGCATTTTGTAAAAGTATTGTTCCACTCTCTGAATTACCAAAGCGTGCGATAGGTGTAGTAGCATAAGGAACTGATGTTTTTAAGTCACTACCATAATAAGGTTTTAACTCCATCTTAAGCCTAGCATCCGTCCTTGTAATAAGACTTCTTATTTCCTCTCGGGATAAAACATTGAATTTATTCTCTTCAGGGTCATATAGTTGGGGAATTAAATCCACAACATCTAGAAAGTTACTGATATTTGAATTAGTTACTGCCATGCTTTACACCTATGATGTCCTATTAATTTATAAGAATTTACTGATAAGTCCCTCATCCTTCTTCCATCATTATTAATCTATTATATGCAACCACTAGCATTACCGCTAAGGGGTCAAAAACAAAGATAAGGATGAATATAAATATATTAACTACCAAATCAATAGGTAGGTTAACAAATTTAGCAACAAAAATAGCAGGACCTACATCAATACCGGTATCTAGCAAGTCCTGCTTTACGGTAGCGAGATCCGTTTTAAGTTCTAGTACCTTTTGACTCTGTTCCCGAATCAAAGGTGCGTATTCTTCCCTAACCTTTCTTTTAGCTGTCATATAATTATCAGGGTATGAATTGATAGCAGCTTCCATCTCCTCCATTAAATAATCTTGGTTCTTATTTAAATCTTCTATCTGCTGTTCAATAAAAGCGGATTGATTTAACTGTTTATTTAATTCAAGTGAGGCTCTTTGATAAGCATTGGATAAATAGCCATATATACCCAGGCTGGTAATAAAAACTAATAATATGGTAGCCGTAAATAGATAGACCCTCATTGCTGTATTAATTGAGGACCAATAACGATATAGATAGGAAGCAGTAACTAGCTTTCCCAATTCAAGACTTGAGGCCATTATCACAACTGAACGGAATGCCCCAGAAAAAAGAGATGATAACCCGAAGATAGAGAAGAACGCTGCACAAGCAGCTATAGAAAACGCTGAGAAACCTACTATGTATTTGAATAGCGGGTTTCTCTGTATTGAAGATTTAACTTCTACTTCTTCTTGGGTGCTGGCTTTTTTTTTGGTGAGATCTTATCTACAACTTTATCAACCGTAGATTTAATCTTCTTACCATATTTGCCAAACCTGTCAGATTTTACTTCTAATATTCTTTTCATTTTAATGCCTTTCTTAAAAAAGGGGCCTGCAAAGCAAGCCCCTTTTATGATTAGATCAGTATTCTAATTTACTAAGCAGTACACTTAGCAATGTATCTCCAATCAGTGTGGCCAATGCCAGCATGATAAGAGAATCTGAATCTTGAAACAATCTGGTTAGTGTAAGCTAGTTCGCTGTTAGCACCTTGTGATTCAGTAGCTGGAGCATAAACGTTTAACCATTTAAGCTGTTTACTAAAATCACCCATGTACCAGTCAGAAGCACTTGACAAGAATACAGATGAAGCAATGTTCAATCCGCCTTGTGCAAGGTCATTAACTGGGTTATAGGTTGGTGATACAGTATCATTAGCGCCACCACCTAACATTTGACTGTTCATGATTTGGAAAGCTTTAGCTTTCAATGCAGATGGAACAAGGATAGTGTTTGGAACAATATCAACTTTGTTTCCAGCTTCATCAACCATAGCAGCAAATGCTTGATAGACGTTATCTAGATCAGTGAAATCAGCTAATGCATTAGAAGCAATCAAGTTATCATTAACTTGACCGTCTAAAGCACTGTGATCGTTAGAGTACATTGCAGCAGCATTTCTTGCAGTGCCTTTATAGACAGCTGCTGAAGATGCAGTCTCCTCAAAAGCAGAGCGAGCAGCTACCTCAATAGATTCAATAATCATCTTTTGCTTATGATGACCAGCTGATCTTCCAATATCTCTTGCTCTTGCTAAAACCTCGCCGGTTCTGTCTTCGAATATAACTTCACGAGTAAGGGAAATCATACGACCAAAGTCGGCCATTTTGATTGTCCAGTTTTTCTCACCCATTGATGTTTCTTCGTAAGCCATACCTTGACGTCTTAGAAGTGGAGTTGTATCTCCTGCTGTGAAACCTACAACAAGCTCTTCATCAGTTCTTGAAGCTTGTGCTTCAGTGATGAGATTTTGTGCAGATCCTACTGCTAGGTTGTATTCATTAATGATGTCAGAATGAATAATCTTCTGAGCAACATTTGGGAATGCAGATGAATTTAGAGCTTCAGAAACTCTTGCTGCTGATTCAGATGCAGGACAATCAACTAGCTCTTCATAAACTTGCTTTAAGGAAATATCCCTAGTATTAAGTTTACCTTCACTAATTAAATCGCCGATCTGGTCAGCTGCTGCGTTAGCACCTTCATAAAGGTTACCACCGTGTTCTTCAACTTTAGCATCCACAAGGTTTTTAATATGTCCGTTTTTCATGACTTTATTTTCTCCTTTATGTTATTAAGCACTTACGCTGAATAATTTCTGTAAGCTAACTACATCGACCATCACCTTTAAAGATGTTGCAGTGCCTTTATATTCTAGAGAGTGGGCTATAGTGTTAGCACCACCGTCTGCTTCTAGAGTACCATTAGTGTGAAACTTCATTCCTGCTCCGGGTGTATAAGATGCAGATTCTGTAGGTACCTCAACAATACAGTTAAGATATACCATAATCTGATCTGGCCCGTTTGCATCTTCGGAAAGAGTTCCGCAAACACCAATGAAACTCGCATCGTCAGTTGCAGCGCCGATTTTCTCTACTCCTGAAGTATCCCAGTTAAGGAAGTCTCCAACTTGTAGATCATCGCCCGCTGTCTTCTTAGGAAGAGTTAATCTTCCAAAGATAGGATCGCCATATTGTAATATAGCGCTAGCTTTTAAATCAGCCATTATGTTCTCCTTTGAGTTACGGTTATTTCATTATGTGCCAAAAATCAAATTCCCTAATTAATAGGTGAGTATGATTTCATGGACTTGACCAGACCGTCTAAGTCAAAAGAAGGAGTAGCTGGTGCTTCTTCTTCTTTTACTTCTTCTGCTTCTGGTTGTACTTCTTCGTTTGTATCTTCTTCAACTCTGATACCGTTACCGGTAACATCGCCTGAAACAGATTCAACAAGTTGCTTACGATCATTGATACGTTTTGCAACTTCTTCTTCGCTGTCAACCTTCATTAGGTCGGCAACAAAGACTTCGGAAACGTGTTTAGCATCCAAGCCACTATCCTCGATAGCTTTCTGGACCTCATTACGTTTCGCAGCCACTTGCTCCTTAAGCTTGAAAGCATCAAGCTCAGTACGGAGTTCGTCGGCTTCTTTCGAAGCCTCTTCTAACTTAGTTTCCAATTCTGAAACTTTAGCAGCTTCTTCTTCTGCAATTTTTGCAGAAACTTTAGCTTCTTCGATTCCATTTTCTACTTCTTTTTGAGCTTCTAAACGAATCTCTTCAAAAAGTGTTGGGAACTTAGCTGAAAAGGATTCTTTTGTGAACTCAACGTTATCTGTTGTGTTTTCGTTCATTTTAGAGTCCTCCGCTGTTGTTTGGTTATTAACGAGTTTAGCGACTTCGGTGCCATAGTTTTCCATCAGGTGATTGAATTTGGCAGTTGCCTCATCCATTACTTGAGAAGCAAGGATTTCAACAACCCCGCCTCCAGCTGAAGGATATGTTACGAAGTCTACGGAATTGAGGAAGACTATCTCCTCAACTACGTATTTCTGGTTGGTCTTTGGTTCTTCACCCTCTTTTGTTTCATAAGGTTTTATCTTTGCTCTTGCATCGATTGAAGCACCTACCTGTCCCGGAAATTTTTTGGCTAATTCATATAGCCAAGCAGTTGCTGGGTTTTCAACCATTTCAACCACTGCGTAAGCAGCGCCATCCTTTTTATAGGATTCGGTTGCAACTGCTACTAAATCTTTAAATGACCTACCTGCCATCATTCCTTGTGAATGATCCATGTACATTTGAGGTCTTTTTTGAATATGATCTGCAATAGACTCAGCTACTTGGTCAGAATAATAATATCCATTCTTTGACCAACCCTTATCAATAAGTTTAACTGCTAAGCTTTTCTTGCCAGATTTTTTATTTTCTATGGCTCTTACTTCAAGAGTTTCTTTAACTCTATCTGAATCTGGATTCAAGTGGCCTAGTTCTAAGCCCTTTTCATCAGCACCATTGTGTATGTTTATATCGTTCATGCTCGAATTTCCTGGTTATTGTATTCGTTACACTATAACTATGTGTGATTAATATAATTATGATTTCGAAGGACTAACAAGGATAAACTAGGATTCCTAGCTTAAGGTTCAATATATTGTTCCAATAACTTATGAGTTCTTTCTTTCTCTTTTATATCGTTTGCAGAAGTGCCTAGTATCTTTAATTCTAAACTTCCGTAATAGTTCCCTTTATTAAATCGTTCTAAGATAAATAAAAGGCTCATCCATAGTGGAGTTCCTTTACCAAACTTGTTTACTTCAAAAGACTTATCTAAAGCTTCCATGATTCTAGCTTTGATTTTTTCTCTTTGTTCTGGTGTGTAATCTGTTATATTCATGATATCCTCAATTTAAAAGATTTATCGGAAGAAGCGTTATTGTTTATTGTACGAATAGGGGAATGTCCATCTACTTCAAAGAAAAATACTTGAAATAGTCTTGCCTCTTCAACTCCCTTTCCCATATAAGATGTAGCTGAATGTATAGTCTTAGCATTCCAAATAGCTAATCGATTAAACTTATTACCTATCCTATCTACTTCTTCAAATTTTGTTCTATCCCAAAACCATTCCTTTTCTTTTTCATTTGAATTAAATAGCCTTGAATTGTCTTCACATTCTGGTCCAAACTCGCCTGTAACTTTTGAACGCCAAAATGATGTTCCAGTTTGCAAAGGCGCATCCGGAGTTAAATAGATTGCCCCCGCATAATCTTGGTCATCTTTGTGCCAAATCAGGGGTGTATCTGATTCACAGTATTGATAACAAGAATTAACACCGTGTGACCATAGTCTTATCTTACGATTAATCAAGTTTTCAAAAGCATCTTTTAAGTAAGACCTATCAAATCGTTTTTTAGACCTAACACCATAAGAACCTTGTTGTATATACTCTTGTTCTAGGGCTTCCTGTCTTGCAGCATACGGATCTTCTAAAAAATCATCCACTACTATTAAATCTGGTACTGGTGGGATCCCATCTACCCATTCCTTCTTCAATCCTAAACTCATTCTATTATCTTCCTTCCGTCCCAGTGAACCATCCTCGGCCCTAAATGTAACGTTGTTATCTTATCTATAAATTCTCTATCTTTAGTAGGCCATAAACTCGAAAAATAAGAATCACAACCTGCTGCAGTATTGAAATCTTCGGGATACCATTTATCTTCTTGAGCTTTACAATTAAATAATTGACCATAACCTAATGGTAAAGGATTCTCAAGTGTGCTTTCAACATTTGAGTTCCAGCCCATAGCACTAAATACTTCAGGGGGTTCAATTTGAAAATAAGGGTTCATTATTTGTAAACGGGCTCTAGCATCATTTGGTATTATTTGACCGCAATCAGCCATAGTAGCAAACTGCGTATAATCTCCGCCTATATATAAGGGGTCAATATCAGCAAGCATTTCATGATATTCATTCTCGCCTTTTATACCTAAATCTTGTTTTAATAAAATACGTCTATAAAAACCATAAAGCTTAGTAGGATCTAAGCTTGTTATATAATCTTTAAACTTGGGTGGCCAAAAAATATCTGCATCTGTAATACAAATCCATTCTTCATCTCTGTCGCGTAATACTTTTAACCCTTCGTTTAAGGCAGCCCCTTTGTTAAAGGTATCTCCAAACTTATCGGTTACTATGCATTTGACTTGATTGTGTTCAGCTGCTAGTTGGGTATTTCCATCAGCAGTAGATGTAATTACATATATATCGTCAAAGATATAACGATTGTGAGGTAGGGTGAAATCTAGATAATCATTAAACTCAACAGAGGTTAATAATGCTACAATCCTATTTCTTCTTCCTTCCCCTCTTTCTTCTTTTACCGTGGCTATGGTCTCCTCCTTTTTCTGGATGAAGTTTATTGTGTTGAGCTGGTGTCACTAGCTTCAGATTCTTTTTACTAGAATTCTTTTTATTGTGATCTTTGTGATGGACGATTTTACCGTCCCCCTTTTTGGCACCAGCCTTTTTTCTATAATAACTCTTGCTTGTCCCGCCTTTCCATCTACCATTAGACTTTCCTGTACGGGCCATTGGTGATTTCTTTTTGCGGGGCATTTACTATTTCTTTTTTTTCTTTTTAAGAATTGCTTGTTGCAATTTCTTAGGAAGCTTTTTTTGAGCGGCGCTTAAACCTTTTTTTCCGGCTGCTTTAGCTTTCTTTGAAGGTCTTCCTTTTTTCTTACCGTATGTTCCTTTACCTGCTGGCATAGTTTACTCCTATTTATGTTTAGTCAATGATATTAATAATTTAATTAATTGTGCTATCACTTAATAGCCTTTTGAATTTCTTCTAGTATATATTTCTCAGAAAATTTCATACTAAGCCCTGGTTCAAATCTTTTTACTTCGACTCCCTTTTTAAAGATAATAATAGTGGGAACAACTTTAACGTGCCATTCCTTTTGTATCACAGCCCCTATTTCCTTATCCTCTAAGTCTATATAAGCAGTATAACAATCTTTTAATTTTTCTAGTTTAACCCTATTAGCAAAGTTCCAAGAAGCATTTACTTGAACAACTGCACATTCCTCAAGGGTCATGAGTTGTACCTTTTTAAAGGTATCTAGATTAATTGACTGCCCAGATAAGGAAGCTGAGGCAAACCATAAGCATAGAGCCAATGACCATGAGCCTGATAATAACTTCTTCATTCATCTAATCCTTTATACCTTTCAGTAAAATGTTTTCTATGTTCTTAACATCATCTTTAATTTCTTTAACGTCGTCTTGAGTATCCATGATTGTTTCCCTAATCATTTGATCTTTTAGATCATACTCAGTTCTACTTACTTCTGGTTCAGGTAATAGTTTAGCCTCTTCAATGTCTGCTTGAAGAGTAAACCACATCCCAACTAAAACAAATATGGTTACGCCCAAGCTAACTAAAGTCTCAATAGAAAAGGTTAGTTTAGTATCTTTACCTAATTCCATTTACCATTTAACCTTATCTGCCCAGTAGGCCGCTGACATTTTTCCTTTAGAGATGTTTCTACGGTGACGAGCCTTGAACGATTTACGTTTCATCTTCATTCTTTTAGATTCACCTGATTTAGGTTTACCTGCAGTACTAGCACCTTGTTGCCCAAATCGAATGGTTTTAACTTTATCGCCTACCTTTGCAACCACAATGTGTGATTTCTTTGCATGACTTGGAGTTCTTTTAGGTTTATTAAAACCAGAGACTCCGGCTCTGGCTAATCTTGGGTCTTTTTTCTTTGCCATTTTTTTATCCTATTTTATAACATATTAATATATAAATATATTAACACATATCCTTAATGTTTTCCGTTTACTCTGGATAAACTACCTTTAATTTCTGATAGTTGATTATCCATATCATTTATTTCTTTAGTCAAAGCATCAAACTTTCTATCAAGTTTATCATCAGAAGAGTTCCATCTATTAATAAGTTTGATGATCATCCCCTCCATATTTTCTAAGGTTTCTGATTGACCCTTGTTTTCAACCTTAAGACTTTCTAAGGTTTCTTGTTGTTTTCCTGCTTTATTTGACATCTGGATTACAAGATAGACAAACATTGCTCCCACAACACCTATCATACCTGCCTCTCCATATACTGCTAAAAAATCCATTTGAGACTCCTATATGTTAAGCTGATCGTTTTATTTTCTCGACGGATCTTCCAGCAAAGTAAGCACCATAGACTGTAATTAGCAAAGTCTGGTAGATAGGCTTGTATGCATCGTTAATGGTAAAATTCCCCAGATTACCGTCAAAGAAACTTAATAACACGAAGACCACAGTTAAAAATATTAATGTCAGAGGTCGGATGTTTTTTGACAATACTGTACCGTATTTCATATCCGATTCCCAACGGGCAGAAACTTGTGCTTGCGCATCTTTTTCTGCTCGTTGGATTAACTCTTGCATTTTTAACTTGGCGGCTTCCTTTTCTTCCCCCGACGTGTGTAGGTCATCAATAACATTTCCAATGTCTTTGACTATTCCACCACCTAATAAGTCTAAAAGCTTAGACATGATTAGGCCTTGACTTTAGCCATCTTTTTTCTAGCTGCTTCAACTAGTGGTTTATTAGATTGCGGGCAACAACTACATTCAGGATTGCAAAACCATTGCTTATCCCAAGGTTGTACGCCAGCTTTTTTAGCTGCTTCACCTACTAATTCTTCTGGATTTTGCCATCCACAATTAGTACACTCACAGTTTGTGCAGTCACAGTTTAGAACTTGATTCATTTTAGTTCTCCTCTTGTTGTGCTTGGTCATCATATTCATCACCCATATTTGCTAGAATGTGATTCCTCAAGACTTTATCTTCAGTAACATCAAAACAATATAATTGATTCTGGCCTTTTAACCTAAGCGTTATTAACATCTCTTGTACTATTCCATCCAACTCTTCAGAAGCTTCATGAGCTTCTTCGGGTTCTACGTGAAATCCTTTAATCTTGTCCATTGTCTTCCCTCTCTTCTGGTTTCTCTGGTTGTGGTGTATCCGTTGGTGCCTCAGACATCATAGCTTGCATCTCATGTCTCCAATTATACCCAGCCCTTTTAGCGAGCGTAGCGGAGGAGACAATCCCAAGCGATTTATGTATTTGCATAACTTTAGCTTGAGCTTCCATGTCTTCTTTAATGATTTCAGGGAATTCTAAACTCATCGGTATATCTACTGTGTTAACCGGTTTCATTTGTACCTTCTTACCTGCCATCATCTTTTGTGCAGCTTCCTTTATAGAATCAGTATCCTTACCCTCAATTACCATGTGGTTAATATCTGATAAGACATTAATTAATGATTCTTGAGCATATTCAGGTACCCTAACCGTCTTAGGTAGTTTACCTGCTTTAACCGCTTGTTTAAGGACTTCTCTATACATAGTTTCAAAAGCCTCACCAAAGAATTCTTGTTTACCCCTTATATATTGACTGAACGGTGTATCAGCTTTTCTAATAGAAGCATATACGTTTTGGTCAGCCCTTTGATTTAATATATGTATAGGTAAATTTGTTCCAGCCCCGATAGTATATAAAATACCTAATCCATCTTCTTTTGCATCATCTGAATTAATTTGAGGTTTCTCAATTCTATATTTAACATTCTCGGTTTCAATAAGCATAACCCCACCAGCTGGTGATCTACGTTTCCTTTCTGTAGTTTCGGGCATCCTTCCAGATATTTCTTTTACCCAAACAACTTTGGAACGTTCATGGTTTAATCTTATTCTATCCATTAACCAATCTTCATAATACTTTAAGTGTCTCATAACGGGTTGTAAAGGAACTCTACCTCTTATTTCAGTATCAATACCCATCTTAATAAATTGGATAGCGGGCATATCAGCTAACTTATTCTTAGATACATAACCCCTTGCTTGACCAAATGCAGACTTAGCTAATTCATCATATCCAATATCTCTAGCCCATACATCTTTTTTATAAGCCTGTTTAGTACCAGTTGGAGTATAGTCATAATCCCAATGGTAGGCCAATTTAGTTTCAATATCTTGTGGATGAGATTCAACATCCATTATCTCTTGAGGTCTTATACGTCTAACTTTAACTTCCCCTGAAATCGGATTAATATAATAACCGATAAATAATTCACCTTCGATAAAAGCCATCTTAACAAAGTCTTTTTCTCTTTTAACCATCGTGTTATTATATCGAAATTGATTTAGAACATTCTCAACCTTCTTATTATCTACCTCTATTTTTATACCGCCTCCTATAGTATAATGAGTCCAGTTTTCAATAATAGATCTACAGTGGGGATCATTAAAATATTTATAAAGAACCGCTTCCTGCATTTGGTGCAATTCAGAAGTAGTTTGACTGTATCTCATGTTGGGATAAGAATTACCAAAGAAAGTATATCCCCCTAAGAAACGTTCAATCAATCTTTGAGATTTAGCTTCCTTCTTTACTTGAGGTTGTTCATGTTCATATAAGAAAAAGTTATCCTGTGGGTGATCGTCTACAAAACTATCCTGAAAAGGCTTTGTAGTATCTGTATTTTTTAGCCTCCAAGCTTTTTCTTCTTGGATTCCATCTTCAGCAGCTTTTGCTGTTTGAGCATCCAATTCTTTACGGCTGTAAGGCCTTATGTTATCCCAAAACTCTTTTAACTTACTCATTGGTATTTTCCTCTTATCAATTATACATATAAGAGTCATCAAAACTAAGTTCATCACCGAAATCATCGCTGGTACCTTGGTTTATATTTGCCTCTTCAGAGGTATATTCTTTCTCATTATTAATTAGGTTGTAAACACTTCCTGCCATGCTTTGGAGCATATCAATAGTGCCTCTAGGTTTGTGGTCAACCTTGTTCTTCTTATAATCTATTTCAGCACCGATTGCCTCTTTCCTCCAGTATTCATGAAAGGGAATAGCTAAACGATCATCATACAAAGCATCTTTTAAGCCTTGCATAGCTGCCATTGTTTGGCCTTCAGTACTTAATCTTTTTAACCCATCTCCTGTCTTAGATCTTTTATCTAAAACTAATTTAGTAGAAGTCCTATCAATAGATAGCCTACCTACTTTAAAACCTTGATTCCTTAATATTTGAATTGAATCTACTGATTGGAATCCATCAAAGGTAATTAAACCTAAATAGAATCCTAAGCGTTGGATTGTATAAATAATTTCTCTTACTTCACTTAAAAGTATTTCTTCGCCTTTTG